AGATTGAGTAAGTTTTTCAGTAAGAACAAGAAAAGCAGTCTCAAATTATCGGGTGATGGTTATACGCTCATAACTTCAAACTCAGGTAAAGAAGATGGTGGGATTGAAGGTCCTCTCTTTAATAATGTAAAGCCTAAGCAAGATGAGCCTAAGCCAAATAAGCCCAAGACAAATAAGCCCAAGCCAAAAGTAACAAATAAGCCCAAGCCAATAGAGCCTACTTCAAAGAAGAATAAAGCAAAGAAGACACCAGGAACGATTGATCCGACTGTGATTTTCTCTGATGAAGATGCCACAGGCGCGGCGAGCGCGGCTCTAATGAATGTGTCAGGTAGAGCCTATCCATTGGCGTATGAAGAGTCGACAAATAGGCTATACATTAACAGTGAATCACCAACTATCACTGATGAACTCACACGCTCTTGTTTGTCTTATTTGCAAGAGAAGAAAAGTATATACACCACTGAGATGAGCTTAGAGCAGGTGTTTATCTACATTATTAAACCATCTTTAAGAGAATCACTACCCACAAATATCACACATGCGCGCTCTCAAAGATCGTTGCATAGCCTTGGTATACATCCTCGTAATCCTGAGCATATCGCGTGTATGTTCTCAGGCTTGTGGCAGTTTGAGAGATTCTATTTAAAGCACTACAAACAATTTAAATTACGCTCTCAAGCTAAGGTTATTTAGACTATGACAGATGATAAATGTAACGACTATATCAAGCGTCTTGAGCTATTACAGGCTAAGTTTGAAGCCGCTAAAAGTCGAGAGGATGACTCTTGTCTCATGGAAGATATGATCGATTTTATAGTTGATCTTTTAGATGATAACTCAGGACTTTTTGAAGACGTGACAGAGCTTAAAGAGGTCATCGAGAAACTTAAAGCGTAATGATAATATAATGAACGAACCGAACCCAGCCACGCGCACACGCGAATACTCAAATCATTATGAAGCCATCCGCTCTCGTATTCTCAGAGCTAACGAGACACCCGAGCAGCGCAAAGCCCGAGTTGATGAGCTGGCGTTAAGGTATCGATCTCAGCGAGCAAACGAGACATCTGCAGAACGCGAAGAGCGCCTGATGATTCGCCGTCTCAAGACTAAATTGAGGTTAGCTAATGAGACACCCGAGCAACGAGAGAAGCGCTTAGATTATAAAAATCGATATGCCAGGAGGTGTCGAGCTAATGAGACACCCGAGCAAAGAGAAAAGCGTTGCGCAGCTGTTAGAGCTAGGCAAAGAGAAAAGCGAGCTCGAGAGACAGCAGAACAACGAAGAGCAAGATGTGATCGTAAGAATCTAAAAGATCGTTTACGCAGAGCAAACGAGACTGTCGAAGAGCGAGACGATAGGCGAGCTAAACAACGTGAATACGCTAGGAAAACATACGCTAGGAAGAAGGAGGAGGAAGGATGAAAGAACTCTCGATGTCATACTATGCAATCATGCAACGACTAGCAAGAGAGCGCGAGACTCCTGAGCAGCGAGAAAAGAGAAGATCTCGTCAACGTGAATACGCTCGACAAGCTAAAGCCAAAGAGACACCTGAAGAGCATCAAGCTCGTTTAGAGCGCAGAAGGCAACGCAGGAAAAACGCTTCACCTGAAGACAAAGAAAAACGCCGGCGCTACAATCGAGAGTATAAACGTAAACGAATCGCCAATGAGACACCTGAGCAACGAGAACAACGACTAATGAGATATCGATTAAGTTATCAACGATACAGAGCGAAGAAGAACAGCCAGTGACGTACTCAAATAATTATCATGCGATACTAGACAGAATCAGACGAGAAGCAGAGACACCAGAGCAACATAGAGCACGTCTAGACAGACAAGCTATCAATCGTAAAACGCGACTTGCTAAAGAGACTCCTGAACAGAGACGCGCTCGCCTAGATCGTGATAGCATGAATCGTAGAGCACGTCTTAACAGGCAGACTCCTGAACAGAGACGCGCTCGCCTAGATCGTGATAATCTTAATCGTAGATTACGACTAGACAGAAAGAGAGCTGAGGATGAAAACGCCAAACGATGAACGCCGCGTAGGCAGTGCTATCAATATACTAGAGGCACTTGAAGAGATGCTAAGACTAGATGACTCCGACCCTCTGTGTGGTCAATCTAAGTCGCTATATGATACTGTTGTGCGAACTCTTGCAGAAGCAAGGGCAGAACATGAGAGGACTAAAAAGCATGACTTTCGACAGCTTACGAATGAAAGCGAACCGATCTCAGGAGACGACTGAGCAACGAGAGCAACGACTGAAATATCAACGCGACTATGAGAAGCGCAAGCGCGAAAACGAGACAGCAGAGCAGAGATGTGATCGACTGACTCGGCTCAGAACATCGATGAGAAAACATCGAAATGGGCAATAAACAAAAGACGGATGGGCATAGAGAAGAGCTGCTCAATAATCTTAGAGACGGTCTAACTATTGAGGCGGCCTGTGCTCAAGCTGGCATTGGCAAAACCACATATTATGATTGGTTAAAGAAAAGTGGAACCGATGGAGAATGGACTCTAGAAGTTGCCGCGGCCATCACACTCTCTGAAGCCATCATCATTCAAAAGATCAAACAAACTACAGCGTTAAAAGAAGATTGGCGCGGTTGGGCATGGTTACTAGAAAGACGATTCCCTCAACGCTGGGGCGCTAAAAGAGAGGTCGAAGTCAACGTAAATAATCCTCATCAAAAATCAGATGAGATGTTTGCATTGATGGTCGAGCAATCAAACCAAGCGTATTCAAGCAGACTAGGAGAGAGAGAGGTAAATGATGAATATCAGAGTGAAATTGAAACGGTCGTGGACGGTGATCCCGAGTCGTGAACGCATCTATTACAGAGTGTTAGGCACATATCATAAGCTATGTGAGCAAGACATGAGCAACGAATGGACAGTCTGTTATGTAGACAGTCTAGATGTGCCTTTGAAAACTCGCGTGGATGTAATTGAGATAGACATCAATGCAGTCAAAAAGATCAGTCAATATGAGGTGACCAGCGAAGGATTGATACCTTGTCATTAAGCTTGAACCCTCTTCAGCAGGATATCCTCGGGGCTATTAGACGAGAGGAGAGGATCATCGCGGCTCGATGCGGTTGGGGAAGTGGTAAGACCAGCGCTTTGGTCTTTTCGATTCTCTTCATCTCGAAGTGGAGAGCGGGCAGGAGCTCGCTACTAGTCACAGACACTAACCCAAGATATAACTCAGTGCTATTACCTGAAATGGAGAAATGGTTGTCTCCTCTTGGTTGGACATACAACCACACACTCAGGCAGTGGACTGACTCACAAACCGGCTCAACTGTGTGGTGTCGGTCTTACTATCGGCCTGGCACACGCGATGCAACTCACAATCCCCTCGAGGGTTTGAATGTGACGAGCGGCGTTTGTCTCATTGATGAATGTCAGACACTATCATCAGAAGTAGCTCATAAAGCTTTAGGACGATTAAGAGCAGGACCAACACCCATCATGATTCTCGTTGGTCTACCTGTTAGCGGTGCATGGTGGGTAGAGATGGCTGAGACTGCTCAATGTCAACCGATGCTCTACACTAGCTATGTGAACGAGGCTAATCTCAGCGCGGATTGGTTTGAAGCAACTAAGCTGCTACCTGAAGCCGAGCGCGAAGCTATGGTGATGAACAAGCCGAGACCGCCTACAGGTTTGATCTACTCAGAGTTTAATGAAGAGATACATGTCATCGATAATTGGAAATACAAATCATCGATGAGTGGACGTATTGCAATAGACTGGGGATTCCGAAAGCCATCAGTATTGATCATTGCTCATGATGATGAGCTGGGTGCTGATGTGATCTGTGCAGAATTGAACCCCCATGAAGTGACAGTTGATGAGCTCGCTAGATTGATACTCATGATAGCCTGGCCTCGAGCGCTGAAGAGCTCAGCACCTGGTGATAGAATTTGGCTTGATTATGGAGTTGCAGATAAAGCGGGTAGAGCGCGAAATGATCAAACCGGCAGGTCAGCATTCAAGGCGATGAGAGCACCTCCACCTCGAGGCCTAGGTATGCCGCTTAGATCTAA